AATTTTGCAGGGTGTCTTCTTAGAGGTTCTATAGTCTTTTGCTAAATTCCAGCAAGGTAAATCAAAATCAATAGCGTTTTTAATTACAGCTAAAGTTCCTCTTACATATGGTTTAATTCTGTTTGCAAACTTTCTCTGAGTTACCGTAACCAAATCAGCGTTACTATACATATTTTTAGTTAAGTGTCCTAAATCTCGATCTCGATATACCTCAAACAATCTATGCCCCTCATATATCTCGGTCAGTAGGTCATCCGTATCATAATGTATAAATTTTCCAGCATCTTTTGCAGCTTTAAATAATGCTACCATAAAATGAGGACCAAAATTAGAGATATTCTGAGTCATCATTATATCGCACCATTCTATATCCGGGTAAGAGTCAGTTGCTGAAGCTGCAGAAACATCCCAATTTATAGGGTTATCATTGAACTTAACTTCAACTTCATCATTACAATGCTGTTGAAGTTTTCGAAAAGGTAGTAAGGCTCTATAGTAAGCGCACCCACCTTCATTTGCGGCTACTACTAATATTTTTAGTTTATCATTCATAATTAAAAAAGGATCATTCCTAGGAATTTGTGAAATTTTAGTACGCTAATACTAGGTAATACTATTCCCAGGAACAATCCAATACAAAAAAATAACTCTACTCTAACCCTTTCAGGTGTGAGAGGTAGTCTGTTCCCTCTGAAGTTGTTTCGGGGGTTGAAGTTGTTTCAGTTGCAATAGTTCTAACTTGTTCAACAATGTCATCTCCTGTGATTTCCATTGCCATTTGCTTCAAGTCTTCGTAGGTAGCTACCTTTACAAGACCTTGAATATCATGAAGTGAATCCATCCAAGTTGCTACTTCCATATCACTTCCTGCTTCTGATTTAATAGGCTTAGGAGATGACTTGTCGTAATTTGGCCATTCTCCTGATTTATCTTTAACGATTTTGAAGTCATTACCTTCTTTAAGGTCTGTAATGTCTCCAAAGTCATCATCAAAGAAACAATCAAGAATCTTGCTGAATAGTTTAATACCTACAGATAGGATTTTTACATCACCTGTTTCACGTTCTACTGCATTCAAGTAAAAACGCTTACGAGCCTTAATCTGACGTGCTATTGCCATATTACCCTCATCCTTAGTATTCCAAAGTTTAAAACTTAGGTCACAGATTGGACAGTCATTACCTTTAACACGTGGACAGTGATGATTCTTATCGTTAATACGGTGAATACCTGTTTCAGCGTAGAAATTTTCATCCGGGTCTTTAGCCGGTAGGATTCGCACTTGTGTAGTGCCTTCTTCCATCATCAAGAACTTTTTAAGGAAATCAGCGCTATCGCCACTTCCAGGAGCCTTGTTGATTTGATTATACTTTTTACGTAATTCTTCGATGTTTACCATGTTTTTATTTGTTTTTAATTTGTTGAAAATAGTTTTGCTTCAGCTCTTTTATTTGCTGAGATTTGTACTAGACAATCTTTTTGATGGTCTAGTGCGTTAATAAGGCTTTTAGCAAGAGTATACTTACTATCAGCGTCTACGAGTTCTTGTCGTATATTTACTAATTCGGGTACTGAAAGGACATATGAGTTTAAAGCTCCTTGAGTTATCTTCTGCCCTCCTGAACCATGTGAGATTCTCCGAGCTGCCATTACATCCGATTCATCCTTATCTAACTTAATTGATATTTCATCTCTAACCTTCTTCGAATACGACAGTAAAGCTGCGAAATATGCGTAAATTGCAGAGTGATTCATAAGAGTAGTCTCAATATCAGAATCATTTATTTGAAGATACTTCTTTGAGATGGTTAGGTAATCATCTGCAAAGGTATTGTACAGTTCTTTAATTTCGTTATTCATTGCTCTTTATATTATAGACATTTTCTACGGATTCTGAAGAAGATTCTCTGGAAAATATAAATTCAAAAAGTTCGGGATTTAAAGTTACTAGCATTTGCATCATATTAGATGTAATAGTAGTTAGAAATTCATTTCTAATCCCTGGCATTTCATCATCATCTCCTAACCCAAACAAATTGAATCCTACGTGGAGAATCTCATGAAGTAAAGTACCTTTATAGTCAATACTCTCTTGGCTCGGGTCTACGTAAATCACATTAGTAGTTAAATCTACGTAGCCGTAAAGCTCTACTCCATCCTCGTCAGATAAATCTTTCTGAACGATCTTATAAGACTTAAATCCTATATGTAAAATATTTGGGTGCTTATAACTCATTTTTAAAAGAATGTTGATTTAATTGCTAGGTACAAAGGTACCCCTACTCCATAAGCTACTGAAAATATAAGTGCTCCTGCTGTTATGCACTTTGCAAATGCAAATAACATACTATCAGTTGCGGGTGGTCTTCTATCTCTATAATCTGTCATTATTCTTGTCCTATTACTAGTCGTTGGTAGTCCATTTTAGCCGGGATAATAAATCTTGCCCGACCATTTCTGGATTTGATGATATAAACTCTAGATTTACCTTTATCGAATTCTTCCTCATCTTGGTTAATTGATATTACTAAGTCACATACACGGGTTTTCCCGTATGAGTCTGCTAACTCTGTATCTGTTATAAGTCGAACCTTTTTACCCTCCCTATTAGTTTGGGTAGCGGTCCACACTAAACATTTATGCTCAATAGCTAAACCTCTTAGTTCTTGGGCTAGGCGTTCTTGAGCTTGGTATTCAGCCATTTCACTTTCAGTAGCTAATAATTCTAAATAATCTATTATGATGACATCCGGTTTAAAGTTTTCATAATTACTTAACTGATTTAAATAAGCGCGAAGTTGGTTAACACCTGCTCTTTTTGTAGGGAACTCTTTAATTTTTAAGCCTCCTCTATCTGGTACGGTTGCGGTAACCTGTTCCAGCCTATTTTTTAAATCGTCACAACGGTGTTTAAGTTGGTCTTGCTTAATGCGAGAAAATATACTATCTAAACGTTGCGCTACTCTATCCTCAGCCATTTCTAAGGTAATATAAAGAACATTGGATCCGTCTAAACAAGATCGTACAGCTTGATTAGCAAGGTAAAGAGATTTACCGACTCCCGGAGGGGCGACTACCATGGCTAATTCCTTAGATGCTAATCCGCCTTCAAGTGCGTCATTAAGTGATTTAAAAATCGTTCTATGTTCAGCATTATGAGTGTCTGAATTTAAACGGTCCCAACGTTCTTCAATATCTGAAAAATAATCTAGCCCTAAATCTACATTACGGCTTACTGTCATCGCGTCTCGCATGATAGGCTCTATCTCGGAATACTTCTTAGCCTTTACCATCTCTGCAGAGCGGATAATCGCGTCCTTTAAAGATTGCTCCTTTGCAAAGCCTTCAACTAGGTCTAAAAGGTAATCCTCGTTATTTAAGGAATTCTCATCTAGACCGTTAATAAGGTCTAACTCATCTCTGTAATCTGAGAATAACTCGTTAGAGGTTTTTACCTGTTTTACGTCTTCGAGGATAAAATCATCCGATGGAAGCTTTTTGTACTTAAGATAATAATCTACAACAATCTTGTACATTTTCTGGTGTGACGGATATTCGAAATACTCAGCTTTTACCATAGGCATAGCTTGAGTTAAGAAATGTGGATCCGACTTGGATAAATATATAATACCTCGTTGGATATTATCTGATAGTTCATAGGTGGTAGCCATTATGATATAAAAGAGTCTCTTTACTTAAAAATAGTTAAGAAAAAATTATTATTATTACCAACCGTTGCCAGTAGACCCAAAACCACCCTCATCCCGTGAAGTCTTCTCAGCAAAGAATGTATCTTTATCCACTGAGTTTAACGTTATAATTGGAACTTCGTTAATAATCATTTGGGAAAATCTCTCACCTTTCAGTATAATAAAAGGGTCATGGGCTTTTAAATTTCTTATAGCTACCATAATTGGACCTTTATAACCACTATCAATAGTACCAGGTGCGTTAGGAATTATAACTCCTAGCTTAGAGTACGAACTACGTAGTCTAATCTGCCCTTCGAACCCTGGAGGAATATCTACCCTAAGCCCTACATCTACAAGCACAGTTTGGGAGGGTTCGATAGTTACATCTTCATTAGAATAGAGGTCAAACCCTGCATCGTTGTTATGCTTGTAAGATGGGTCTGGATTCTCGGAGGTATTTAAAAAGTTTATTATTGGCATTTATTTATTTTTAGTATTGTGTCCGGCTTCTAGTCTCTTTCTATCTTTTTCAGACATATTTGCAGCTGCTAGATGTGTTAATTTCTCGGAAGATTTTTGACGGACTTTAGCGGTTTTAGGATCTACTTTTTTAGCTATACCCCGTTCTACCGCCACTTCATGATTAATTTCGTACCTGGTATAGGGTGAGATTCCCGATTTACCTTCAACAGCTTTTTTAGTGTTTTCAATCTCATCTTTCATCCAAGCTTCTTCTACGTTTTTACGACTGGTGGATCCAGTAGCTCTAGAATGTTCCTTTAAACCTATGCCGTGAGCATAGATTCCCTGCCCTTCCGCAGTTCTTTCACATAGATTTCCACAATAATCGTGCTCTTGTGGCTCTTCGTAATAATCCATGGCTACTAACTCTTCAAAGATAACACCGCAGGAGGTACAGTCATAATTATACAAAGGCATTATATTTCACATACCCCCTCTATGCAGGTATCGATAGATGACGCTAACTCTTGAACTTTACCAGACGTAATTAAAGCATTCAAATCAATAGTAGTATGATCTACAATAGTTAAAGGTTCATTACCTCTAGAACCTGCTCGATAAAACGTTACGCCTTTAAGGTCATGCGCTTGAGATAGTAAATCCTCATACAATGTTTCAGGCTTGTAATCATTTGGTAAATTACAGGTCTTAGACACTGCTGAATCAATATGGGCTTGTACAACTGATTGTACTTTCATATGCTCTTCAGGGGTTACGTCATATGCGCCAACACAATGGGTAAGGTCTCTACCTCGTAGGTACATTTCCTTAAACAGCGGATCAATCACAATATTTTCATTAAATACTCCCGGGGTAGAAGTTTTCCATTTACGCATATACACAGGTGAGAAGATAGGTTCTAATCCTGTGGATACTCCAAGTACCATACTAATAGTACCTGTAGGGGCTACTGTGAGCATGACTGCGTTTCGTAAACCATTCTTCTTAATATCCGCACGAATTCTCGCAGGGATAGTCTTCATAAACTTTTCATCTTTAAGCTTTTTGAAATCGTACTTAGGAAAACTTCCTTTTTCACGGGCAAGATACATAGACGCTTTATATGCTTCATTTCTAATAGTAGAGAATAGGCGTTCAAGGAATTCTAGACATGCTTCGGAACCATATTTAAATCCAGCTTTAATTAGGAAGTAGTGAAGCCCTGTAACACCTAATCCAATTCTACGACTTCTCAACCCTACCTCTTCACATTCCTGAATTGGAAATGTATTTGCGGTTAGGACATTATCTAGGAATCTAACTCCTACTCGTACAGTTCTAGCCAATCTACGGTAGTCGATGTTTCCATCCATATCTACCATGTTAGCTAAATTAACATGCCCTAGGCAACAGTTTCCGTAAGCGGGTAGTGTAATCTCACCACATGGGTTAGTGGCAGGCATGTCCTCAAAGTAAGATACATTGGTAAACTCATTTGCTAAATCAACATTAAATATTCCAGGCTCTCCCGATTCAACCGCGTTATTTAGAAGTCTTTCCCAGATATCTTTAGCT